ATGCCTACATTTTCTATCGAGATCAGAGAGAAGAACGAGCGGCGGGACGGTAAATTTCCGGTATCCATCCGCCTTACCCATAAAAGGGAAGTAAGAAAAATATCTACCGGCGTATATGTCAGTCGGAAGCAGGTAAAGCCTGATTTTTCCGGGATCAAAGATACAACAATTTTGAAAGGATTGTTAAATGACATATCGAAATACGAGGATATGCTGGCCAAAGGACTGGGCACGGACTTGAGCCGATTTTCTGCGGCCGACCTGGTAAAGTATATCGAATCACAAAAGGCAACGGAGGGCGGCGTGGGCATTGACTTCATTGCATTTTGCGATAACCATATTCAGGCGTTGAAGGCCGAGGGACGGGATGGTACCGCTGGACGATTCGAGGCCGTTATTCGCAACCTAACCGACTATTTCGGGCGTTCTATCGTATTCGTCAAGGAGATCAACGTAAAGAATTTGCAGGGATTCGTTGAGTATATGCAGAAACCGCACGAACAGACGCGGACAAACCAGCACGGAAAAGAGGTTACGGTGCGGCGCCCCGGGTGCAAGGCGCAAACGGTAAAGGATTATTTGGCCGACATCCACACCCTATTCAATGCGGCATGCGACCACTACAACGACGAGGATGCCGAAACGGTTCTAATCACCCACCGACCGTTCGGGAGTAAGAAATTACAGGTCGAGGTCAAAGAAGAACCCGAAAAGCGGGATTTGTGCATCGAGGATCTCGTAAAGATACTAAACGCCGAGACTGTCCCGGGTAAGCGTATGCAGCTGGCACGGGACGTGCTGGCGCTCTCGTTCTACTTGTTGGCCATGAACACCGCCGACTTGTTCGGTGCCGATGTCGAACTCGAAGACGATCGGATCATCTACCACCGGCAAAAGACGGCTAACCGTCGTAAAGACGAAGCGTTGATGTCCGTGAAGATCGAACCGGAGGCGCTGTCACTGATTGAAAAGTACCGAGATCCCGACAAACGGCGGTTGTTCTCATTTTATAAAATGTACGCTAATTTCCGGGACTTTAACCACAACGTAAACGCGGGCTGCAAACAACTTGCCGCGCACTTGGGAATCGATGTGCCTTTAAGTACTTATTATATGCGCCACACATGGGCTACTCTTGCCTCCGAGGAGTGCGGGATTTCGGAAACTGACATTGCGCTGGCGCTTAATCACGTTGGGGTGGCTTCCGGCTTCGAAAGCGGCAAAAGCCTTAAGACCACGCGGGGGTACATTCACCGCCGGTTCACGCGCAACGACACGAATAACCGCATTGTTTTGGACTACGTAAAAAGTAAATACTAATTATTATCTATAAAAGTATAAAATAATATACTATTTATTTGGATAATAATATATTTTGCATTATCTTTGTACTGTCAAACAATAACAAAGGGTAATATGAAATCAAGTGAGTTGCACCGCCTAATCCTAAAAAACGGATGGCGATCTATCCGACAAGCAGGGAGCCACGTAATTTATGAAAAGGATGGCAAAACGGTTTCGGTTCCTTTTCACGGTTCGAAAGAAATGGGTTCAGGAATAGCACGGCGGTTTATCCGGGAGATGGGGCTGAAATAAGCCCCCTCCCCGGGCAACCGGAAACGAAATAAATACACACGATTTATGGAAAAGGTAAAGGTTATCATCGAATGGGCATCGGACGGAACGATTTCGGCCATGATGGAAAAGGATATGTTTGCTGGAATGGGCGATACCGTCAAGGCGGCCGTTGCCGACATGAAAGAGGGCGTTGCACTCTATATCAAAACGGCCAAAGAGATGGGTTTTCCCTACAAGGCATATTTGGACGGAGCGTATGAGATCGAACTGGAGTATGACGCGGTTAGCGCATTGAAATATGCACGAGAGTATATCAAGGATACTAAATTGGCGGAATTGACCGGCATTCCGGCCGCCCAGTTGGGACGTTATGCCAATGATAAAAGTAAACCACGCCCGGCACAACGTCGTAAGATTATCGAGGCGTTGCACAAATTCGCGGCGCCGTTCTATTCGATTGTGTTGTGACGAATTGCTGTTACCGGTAGTTATTGTTTGACGACGACCTATTTGGAAACGGCAGCCCCCGGATTACTCCGGGGGCTTTTTTATTCTTCATCTTCGGTCTGCAATTCCGCCTCGTCCGTCTTCTCGATTTGTAATACCTGATGTGCATTCAACGGAGAAACCACCTTGCGGCCGGTTCTTGCTTCGAGTTCCAGCCGGGCATTGCGGGCAATTGTGCCGCCTTGTCGCGCGACCGCTTTGTGTGCTGCAAGCGTCCGAGGGTCGGTTGCTTCGGTTATGTCCTTTGTCGAAGCCTCCGCAAGCATGTTGAGGATGAGTTCTGTGTTGGTCATATTATCCCGCAAGTTTTCTTTCCGCAACCCTTTATATGCCTTGTATTCACGGGTGGTGAAGCCAGACCACACATTCGTGATTATGTCAGTCAGTGTGGCAAATTGCTGGCCCTCCTGCACCCCTCGCTTTTTCCACGCGTCGGTCAGGTCTTTACGAACCTCGATCGCTTTCAGACGCTGGTTGATCCAATTATCCGAATACCCCAATCGCTTGTAATCGACCATTGCTTGCTGAATCGACAGTTCCGGATCCTGCATCTGATCGAGACGGTCGGCAGCCACCTGCGCCATCCACTGTTTGAACGGCTCCGCTTTCGGCGAGGGGATTGACTGGATGATCCGGAACATACCCTGCGTCGTGGCGCAGTTCACCCGTTGGCGACCTCCAGCAGTCTGCACGGAAAGGGGGGTGACAATTTGTCCCCACCCTTTGGATAGCTCCGGATCGCGCTTCTTCATCTTTTTGATATAGTCCGTAGGATTCACGCTGTCGGTCAATACACCGACGACATCCACGATCGAAAAATACCACTCCTCCGTTTGGTCATCCCATACGGTGCGCACCTTGCGCTCTTCAAATAATTGTATGGCTTGTTTCTGCGTCATATGTATATTTGATATTCATGTTGAGGTCGAAAGGACAACATCGGCAAAGATAGAGGGAAAACGACACCCCGGATCACTCCGGGGATTTTTTATTATGTTGTTGTGGCTAACAATATAATCAGGAATATAAATCCTAAAATACACCAAAGTACTCGGATGATTTTTTGGAGTTTTTTATTTTGCACTATATTCTTTTGAGTGATGTTAGTCGGTATTTCGGTTATGGTTGTGCTGATCGTTGGGGTGTCAAGAACCGATATTTTCATTAACGATATTTTTTGCCCCTCTTGCCTGTAAGTCTCTATTTTTAGACGCGTATATTTGGATGGTCTTCTTTTATCGCCGACCAAAACACAATTTGTTGATTTTTTTACAAGGGTTTGAAAATTTACACCCATATCTTTCAAAATATTCCTTATTGTCCCGAAAAGGTACATATTGAAAGTTTCAGTCTCTATAACGACATTTTTATCCCTCAATTCCAACTTTTCCAATTTGGAACGCAGATCATTAAGGAGGACTTGGGCATCCGATAAATTCTGGGTATTTGTTGTCTCGCCTATTTCAACGGGGAGTGTATGACTTTTCTTTGTTGAAGAGCGGGATATTTTTGTGCGTTTATAAATCCCTGTGCCCGGCAAACCATTATTTATATATACTCCTCTTTTACCAACACTAACGGATGCGCCTTTTACACCAAACGAGGTGCTAATGCCTCCTTTACTTAAATTCAAATTTACGCCCGGAGCAATTTTAATTCTTTTTCTAAAGCTAACCATAGCATTGGATTATTCTGCGAAAGCGTGAAACAATAATATATCCAGTTTTGTAATCCGTTTTGTCGTGGCGGTCGTGTCGAGGTTGTGAGGCCGGGCCGCGTCTTTGATCGGATAATCGGGTGTCAGTATAAATCGTTCGGGTTGTTTTATCCTTGTACCGCCTTGCCAGCAACACCCTGCACATCCGCCGCAGCCCCTTTTTGGGCTAATAATTCGATCGTCTTTTGCTGGGAGGCGACAATATCCAATAATTTATCGATTCGTTCCGAATTTTTGTCGTTTTTTTCTGCGGAGGCCTCATTATTTTTAAGCATTTGTCCATTTCCGGTAAGAAGCCAATAGCAATCCACATCTGGATAAATAGTGATAATATTCGCTATTGCATCCGAGTTCAATGGCGTAAATTTCGCCTTTCCTTTGAAACTCGCATAAGACATTCCTATTTCATTTGAAAATTTCTCATAACTAACCCCGTGATATTTAGCAATTTGCAATACCCTCTCCTTTATTTCAGTTATTTTATTTGCCATTTATTTGGAAATTGGTTATTTAATTCACTATATTTGCATTGTCATTACAATAGTAATTACAAATATAATCAAATAAACGAGATTATGAGAGAGATTAAATTCCGGGGCAAGCGCCTCGACAACGGGGAGTGGGAATATGGCGACCTGTTACAGTACGATGATGGGTCTGTTTGTATCGGAGTACATAGTAAAAATTACACAGATGATGGCTTTAATGTAGGCAATATCATCACATCGCACCAGTCAATGAAGATACCGTTGGCGAGTACACGGGGCTGAAAGACAGAAAGGGCATTGCCATATACGAGGGGGATGTGATACGCTCTCCATTGTCCGAGGATAAAACTCGCCCTCATAGAATCTTTTACCATACCGGCAACGCAGCTTTTATGGGAGCCTTGATCGATAGAAAGGAATTATGTTATTTAAGATTGGATCAGGATTGGATTTATAAGTTTGGAAAAGAAGTCATTGGCAACATCCACGACAACCCTGAATTGATTGAAAAACAAACCGCCGAAAGGCATAAAAACAAAAATAGTATGTTCAAAAAGTTAGATTATCAAGTGTTCCCGAGTGAGGAAAAAACCATCTGTGTTGTCGATGACCCGGTATATGGCGGGGCGCATTGCTATGCGATTCAACACTCGGAGGGCTTTTCTGACGGAAAAGCAAAGTATGTGCCCGTCGAAACCCGCATTCAGTTTGTACAGAAAAATGACGACGGAAGTGTCATTAATGGCGTGCAGTCGGAGCAGTTAGCCTATATTCTGCTCGACCGTGCTATCAAACTGAATAACCGTTTCCCGTCGCCGCAGAACGAAAAGCAGATCGCCGGGCTGCGGATGTTCCTTGAAGGTTGCGAGGAGCGTGTCCGTGATCGCATGAATCGCGGAGTAATGGGTGACCTCAAACAGTGACGCTGATTGTTCTGAAATCAAGTTATTGAGTGCAACACCCTCCCGCGAACCGTCAAGCGGTTACCCGGAGCGATACCGGCGCGGGAACAAAACATAAACAGATTTTTAATTATGGCCGAATTAGTCCGAACCGTAAACTTTGCCGAAACCTTTGCCGCGTTGAGGCTTGGCGAAAGCGTCGAGTTCAGCGTTGCCGAGTTTACCGAATCGAGCGTGCGGGCCAACGCCAGCCGCTACTGCAAGGGTAAAAACATCAAATTGTCGGTCTCCGCGTTGAGGGGAACCGGCGTTATCAAAGTAACCCGTAAATCGTAATACCATGAACCACGAACCTCTCGACCGACTGCATTTGCAGCAGATAGCCGCCGCCTACGCTGCCGGGTATCGTATGGCCCGGGCGGAGCTGGCCGACGATACGAAATACTACACCCTCACACAATGCTACCGGAAATTCGGCCGTGGTACGGTCGATCGGTGGGCTACCGAGGGCCTGATTGAAATAATCAAAGACGGAACCCGCAACAGTAAGTGCCGTGTGCTGGCGGAACGTATAGAGCTGGTTGCCTCACAAAGTAACCGAGCCAGCTGGTTCGACAATCACGAATAATCCGCAGCGATGGGAAAGATGTACAGACGATGGGACAAATTCGAGGTGCAGGACGTAATCGCCCGCTATCTGTCCGGCGAGGATGTGCAGGCAATCGCCGAGGAGTACGGACGATCGGTTCGCAGCATAGAGATGATGATATATCGGCAAGGGTTGCATCGTCGTGAAAAGTCATCGGCAGATGATCGCGCAAAACTGGACTGTATGCCCGATCCGTTCGAGTGGATGGGCGGAAAAAAGAACCTACAAAAAACCGTATGAAATGGAACAGACTTTCGAGCAAATGAAGGACGCGGCGAAAGAGGTACATCGCCGATTTTACAAGTATTGCACCTCCTCGTTCAATGATATTGTTAATACCGACAATGTGCGAGATTTGCGCCGTGTCGTGATCCGTTATCGCGATTATGTTTCAGACCCTCGGGCAGCCCGCTATATCCGCGAGAATTATGCGGATGTATTGGAGGCGCTGGGGCTGCGGATCCAGTTTTACATCGATGGCCGTGTACGGCTGTATTTGGCAAACTAATATCCCCGATTATGGAATGGAACAACCACCCCTTTGAAAAAGACACGCCCGTAAGGACGTTCGGCAGCGGCAGCGAGCTGGCAACCTGGGATGCCGAGAATTGCGACCGGTGCATCAAGCACGAAGAATGCGAGCTATGCGATGCGATCACCGCGGCATACCTCGGCGACGGGCGGATCCCCTTGTGGGTCGCCAAGCAAATCGGTTGCCAATACGACCCGCTCTATTTGACCGCCACACTCGGCAAGACCTGCCGAGAGCGCCGGACAGAGGAGCAACGAGATTTCCCATTTTGACCCTAAAAAAGAGATGAAAAGCGAAAGAGCAAAAGAGTTTATCGACGGATGTATGTCTCACCTCGAAGTAGATATGTCAGAGCACGCCAAATGGCAACTACGCACGGCGATGGCAAACGTTGCTGAACTCGCCGAGGAGGATGCTCGGGTGCGAGCCGGAATAGCCCTTTGTAAGGCCGTTTGCGGTGGCCGAAACGGCTGCACAGACTTGGGTTGCAAAATGTTACCGTCATATCTAAAACATTACGATAATGAATAATCCAAAAACATGCCCCGAGTGCGGGATGCCGCTGGTGCAATGCGATAATTGCGAGGAGTACGGATGCCCGGATTGCAATGAGGAGTGGGTCGTCACGAGCGATGAATCGGTGCTATGTCCCGAATGTTCCGCCGACATCAGGGCGGAGTACAACAAGGCGACGGAAAACGGAACAAAGGTGTGCGGATCGTGTGCTTGCTTCAAGAATGAGGATGCCAATGGAGTCGGAGAATGTGAATACCCTGAAGATCACAAAAACAGGACAAACTGCCTCGACATTAACCACGGTTCAAATTACTGCGAAAATTGGACGAAAAAGACAGAACGGGATCCCGCGACGCAAAACATTACCGCGCCGGCGCCGAGGGGCAAGAAAATCGCCCGAAAGTTATCCCGCCGTGAATGGTTTGCGGGGATGGCCTTGCAGGGCATCATGGCATCGAATGATTGCGGGATCGGACACATACCCGAAAAGGCGGCGCAGTGGGCGGTAAGAGTTGCGGATGCCATTTGTCGGGAGTTGGACGCACCGGAAGAATAGAGATTGAAATTTAAGGTTGGAGTATGAAAAACAAAGAAAATGCGGGTAAAGGTACATTTATCTTACGCTGCGATTTTTACCCGCAGGTACAATTACTATCCCGAGAGCAGCGGGGAGATTTGTTGACGGCGCTTTTTGCGTATACATCCGGAGAAGATATGCCATCCTTGGATGGCATAACGTCCATGTGCTTCGAGTTCATCAGGGCCTCGATAGACTCATATTCGGAAAGGTACGATGCCAAATGTCAGCAGAACCGAGAGAACGGGAAGCGAGGCGGGCGCCCGAAGAAAGCTGACGCCGAAACTGTGAACCAATCGGAAACATATAAACCAATCGTAAACGAAGATAACCGAATGGAAAGCGAAAAAACCGAACGGTTTAACGGAAATACGAATGAAACCGAGAATGTGGGCGAAAAGGAGAACCGATTGGGAACAGAAAAAACCAAACGGTTTGAAAAATATCCAAACGAAACAGAAAAAACCAAACGGTTTGAAAAATATCCAAACGAAACAGAAAAAACCAAACGTGGCAAAAAAAACCATGATTATGATATTGATTATGATTCTGATGGTGATATAATAACACACACAGTAGTTACTGAATGGAAAGGGGGTTTGGGGGGAAACCAAGCTGCCGAGTTTCTTGCCTGGCTGGAGTCCGCTTTCCCCGCGATCACCATGATGGCCGAACCGCTCACCGAGGAGCAGGCCCGCGACATCCTCGCCAAGTTCAGCGCCGAGGACATCAACCGCATCATCGCACAGATCGACAACAAAGGGGCCTACAAGAACAAATCCGCTTACTCCACGTTCGCCTCGTTCGTGGCCCACGACTTCATCATCAAGAGCCGTAAAGCCACGACGGGCCGCAAATACACGTACAACGAGATGTGCGACGAGGTTTATAGTCGCCGCGCCTCCAGCGACGACTTCCAAATGTTCCAAATGCCCGACGGCACGAAGTACTGGCAGCGTAAAATCGACATGACGGGGCCGCAAGCATGAAGCCGAAAGCAACCAACAATACCGACACCATGACCGCCGAGGAGTTCCGGAGGATGATACGCACCGGCATGACCGCCGAGGAGTTCCGGCGCAAGATGCGCACCGGAGCACGGCCGGTTGAGGCGCCCGTCCCTTCGGAGAACCGCAAAGTCCGCAATGCCGTGAAGACCGAGGCCGACGGGGTTGTCTTCGACAGCCGTCTCGAACGCTACATGCACGACCTGCTGAAATCGCACGGCATCGGGTTTATGTTCCAAAAGCGCTACACCCTGCAAGAGCCGTTCACCTACAACGGCGAGACCATTCGGGCGATCACCTACACGCTGGACTTTTACCTGCCGGATTACGACATGGCGATCGACACCAAGGGCGTGGCGACGCAGCAGGGCAAGCTCCGCATCAAGATGTTGAAGCGCCTATTTGCCGACCTTGGCCGCACCACCACCATCGAGCTACCTCGAACGAAAGACGAATGCGCCGCGCTTGTGGCTCGGCTGACCGAAAACCGATAAACAAAAGCTATGATCCGATTTCTCTACATAGACCTCTTTTGCGGTGCCGGTGGTACCAGCACGGGCGTTGAGGCGGCACGCTTGCACGGCGAGCAGGTCGCCAAGGTGATCGCATGCGTCAATCACGATGCCAACGCGATCGCTTCGCACGCGGCCAACCATCCCGACGCGCTGCACTTTGTCGAGGACATCCGCACGCTGAACCTCGACCGGCTACTGGCCCATGTCGAGGTCTCACGGAAACAATACCCCGCCGCCCGCGTGGTGTTGTGGGCATCGCTGGAATGCACCAACTTCTCGATCGCCAAAGGAGGCCAAAGCCGCGACGCAGACAGCCGCACGCTGGCCGAGCACCTTTTCCGCTACATCGACGCGCTGCGCCCCGACTATATCCAAATCGAAAATGTCAAGGAGTTCATGACGTGGGGGTCGCTCGCGGTGAAAGTCGTCGAGGCATCACATGGGCACGGCGCCTATTGCCCGCTGAAGATAAAGACAGTCGGCCAAGGCAAACACAAGCGGCGTACCATCGCCCCCGTGTGGGTCCCCGACGCAACCCGTCGAGGTGAGGATTACCACCGATGGGTGGCTTGCATTTGCAAGGACGGAGGGTATCGGTTCGACCACCGCATCCTCGATTCGGCGGACTTCGGGGCCTACACCTCCCGGCGCCGGTTCTTCGGGATTTTCGCCGCCGGACAACTGCCCATCGTTTTCCCGACGCCGACACACACCAAGAAACCCGCTCCCAACCTGTTCGATGTCCGGGCAAAGTGGCGCCCGGTTCGTGATGTGCTCGATTTGCACGACGAGGGCGCCAGCATCTTCGGCCGCAAAAAGCCGCTGGTGGATGCGACCTTTGAACGCATCTACGCAGGGCTGGTTAAGTTCGTCGCCGGTGGCAAAGAGGCGTTCATGGTCAAATACAACTCCATGAGCCAAAGCGGTAAGTACGTTGCGCCCGGTATCGACGATCCTTGCCCGACGGTTGCGGTGCAGAGCAGGCTCGGCGTGGCAAAGGCGTGTTTCCTTGCCAAGCATTTCAGCGGATCACCGGCCGACCGTGCCATCAGCATCGACGGGCCGGCGCACGCCATCACGACGGTAGATCACCACGCACTGGTGTCCGGCAATTTTCTGACGGCATATTATGGCAACGGCTACAACTCGCCCGTCGAGGCGCCGGCCCCGACCGTCACGACGAAAGACCGGTTTCAACTGGTGCGTCCTCGATTCCTGAATATGCAGTACGGAAATGGATGCACCGCGTCCGTCGAGTTGCCGGCCGGGACTGTAACCCCCACGCCAAAACACCATCTCGTTACGTATTGTGCGGAAACACCGCCCCGTAAAGGTCGTTATCTACTCAACCCGCAATTCGCATCAGCGGGGGCACCCATAGATCGCCCGTGCTTCACGCTGATCGCACGGATGGACAAAAGACCGCCCAGTATCGTTACAACGGAGAACGACGTGCAGCATCTCGCGCCGTTCATCCGCCGCGAAGGCGATACGCTGATCTACGAGGTATATACCACAGACAGCCCGATCGTGGTGCAGATAAAGGAGTTCATGGCGCTGTACGGGCTGGTCGATGTGAAGATGCGAATGTTGAAGATTTCCGAACTGAAACGCATCATGGGTTTCCCCGCCAACTACAAGCTGGTAGGCACACAGGCCGAGCAGAAGAAGTTCATCGGCAACGCTGTTGAGGTTACAATGGCCCGCGTGATCTGCGAAGCACTGGGGCGTATGATTTTGGATTTTGAAAATGCAGCATGATATGAAAAGTATAAATTTATTCGGCCAAGAGGAGCACGTGTTCACGAATCGCAGAAAGTCGCAAAAAAGTATTTTCGACGATTACGAGGGCTTTGTGGAAAAATTCAATCCCAAGAAAACGACCGACGACTGCTATACGCCTCCAGCGGTGTACGACTATGTTTTGCAATATGTAGCCGATCATTGCGACATCGACGGGATGACCGTTGTCCGCCCGTTCTATCCGGGTGGTGATTACGAGAGCTTGGTCTATCCCGATAATTGCGTGGTGATCGACAACCCGCCCTTTTCGATCGTCTCTCAAATTGTCCGGTTCTATCTGAAACGAGGGATCAAGTTTTTCCTGTTTGCTCCGCATCTGACATTGTTCAGCGCTGACCTTGACTGTACACGGATCGTATGCGGCGCCGCTATCGTTTACGAAAACGGGGCAAAAGTAAATACATCTTTTTTGTCCAATATGTTCGGCGAAGCCGGTGTAATAGGTGATCCTGTGCTATATGAGGGGATCGACGCCATTTGCTCGGCACCGAAAGCGGAGTTGCCGAAATACAAATACCCGGACTGCGTGCTGACGGTTTCGGATGTAGCGTACATCGTGAAAAACAAGGGAGAGATAAAGATAGACAAGCGGGAAATGGTGCATCACTCTGCGCTTGACATCCAAAAAAAGCACGGGAAATCGATTTACGGATCCGGTTTTTTAATCTCGTATACCGCCGCCGAAAGAGTTACCGCCGAAAGAGCTGCGGTGAAAAAAGAGGCTATAGTATGGGAGTTATCCGAACGAGAAATGCGGATCGTTGAAAAATTAAGCGGGCAATAAATGGAACCAGCCAACCCTTTGCACGCCGAGATACGGCGCCACGTCCGCGAGGTACAACGCACCCGCCGGGCTACAAACAGGATGCCCGCCGACGCTCTGGTCATACGCGACGGACTTATGCTGAAAACGCGGTTTTCCCAATCCCTCACCGCTTTTCGTGCCGTATTGGAGGAAATGGTCGCGTTGAGGTTGATAGAGATAGGTCGAACTATAAACGATACCTACGTGCGGGTTATTGAAGATTGATCGATCACCAAATGCAGCAAAAATTATTCTGAAATGGATATGAAAAAACGGATAATACGAGTATTCCCAACCAAGACGAATGCTACGCCAACCGACGAGCTGGTACGTATCCGCGAAACTCCGTCCTTTTTCGACGAAGCGGACGAGGTGCACGTTTCTGTAACGTTCACATGGGACATACCGATCGCTGAATGGCTGGCGAAACAATGGGAGCCGGTTGCAACGGTGAAGATCGGCGGTCCCGCTTACAATGAGCCGGGCGGCGATTTTATCCCTGGTATGTACATGAGGCACGGATACGTGATTACCAGCCGAGGATGTCCGAATCGATGCTGGTTTTGCGCTGTTCCCAAGCGTGAGGGCGGAATGCTCCGAGAGTTGCCAGTTACCGACGGCTGGATTCTGACCGATGACAACCTGCTGGCCTGCTCTCCGGGCCATATCGACGAGGTATTTGCCATGCTTGCCCGCCAGCCGCACAAGCCGCAATTTACCGGAGGACTGGAGGCAGCGTTGCTAACCCCGACGATGGCGCAACGAATACATGAGTTACATCCCCAATCGCTATTTTTCGCCTACGACACCCCCAACGACCTGGACCCGCTCGTTGAGGCAGGCAAAATGCTTATCGAGGCAGGTTTCACCAAATCCAGCAACTCGATGAGGTGTTATGTGTTGTGCGGTTACAAGGGAGACACGTTCGAGAAAGCACAGACACGGATGGGCGAGGCGTGGCGAGCCGGTTTTATGCCAATGGCAATGTTGTTTCGTGATCTTGAGGGTAAATATTCAACCGATTGGCGCCGGTTTCAACGGCAATGGGCCAATCCGACAATCACGATCTGTAACTGTATAAAACACTTTGGTAGATGAAAATAATCGTAACATTTTCCGGAGGAAAGGATAGCCTTGCGGCGCTGTTGTGGGTGCGCGAGCACATCACCACCAACTTTACCACCGTGTTTTGCGATACGGGATGGGAGCATCCACTGACCTACGAGTACATCAATCGCATCGCCGACCGGCTAAACCTCGACCTCGTAACGCTCAAGTCGCCCAAGTATGATGGGATGGTCGGTTTGGCCAAGCAGAAAAAGCGTTGGCCGTCCACCCGTGCCCGATTCTGTACCCAAGAGTTGAAAACCAAGCCGTGCATCGACTATGTGCTCGACAACGTACAGGATAATATACTGATGATCCAAGGCATACGCGCGGCGGAATCTCCGAACCGTGCGGCTATGTCAAAGCAATGCACGTACTTTAAGTACTATTTCGAGCCATACGGTTATGATAAAGCGGGCAAACCAAAGATGCACACCTATCGCGGTCACGACGTGCGGGTGTTCCGAAAGCAATACGCTGACGATCTACTGCGTCCCGTATTCGATTGGTCGGCGCAGCAGGTGATTGACTACATCCTCTCGGCGGGGCTTGAACCCAATCCGCTCTACACGATGGGCTATAAACGTGTAGGGTGCTGGCCGTGCGTCATGGCGAGCCAGCGGGATATACTGAACATTTCCCGCCAATCTCCGGATCGCATCGAGCAGATTGCCACGCTGGAGCATGACCTGAAGTCATCGTTTTTTGGACCGGATAAAATCCCCGCCCACGCGATTACCAGCGGCGAGAAATATCCGACAATAAACGATGTAGTACAATATGTCAAATGGCAGAACGCGACCGGCAGCCTGTTCGACGATGACACAGCGACCAGTTGCATGAGCTTTTACGGATTATGTGAGTAAAAACCTTTCAAAAATGAAATAATCATGGGAAATTTAACACTCAAAGAATTGGGGCGACGTGCATTTGAAACCGCCAAAGCGAAAGGGTTCCACGATGAACCGATCGACATCCCCCGCGCTTTAATGCTGACCGTTTCGGAACTCGCCGAGGCGCTGGAAGCCGATCGTAAGAACAAACGGGCCGACTTATCGGCTTTTTTCGATAAGGAACCCTGTGAAATCTTTCCGTTCCGTGAAAAGTTCGAGGTACACGTTAAAGACACGTTCGAGGACGAGCTGGCCGACGCGACTATTCGCCTGCTTGATTTATCCACCGCACTCGGCATCGATCTCGAAATGCACGTTCTGCTGAAAATGCAGTACAACGAGGGCCGAGGATATAAGCACGGGAAACGCTATTGACTATGTGGAGGCTGACAGACACCAGCGCCATGCCATACGGCAAATACAAGGGGCGTCCCATGTCGGGCGTCCCCGCCGATTACCTGCTATGGCTCCATGAGAACGGCAAATGTTCGGAAAGTGTAGCGCGGTACATTGAGGAGCACAAGCCCGCCATCGAGCAACGCAGGGACACCGAGGCTGCCGATCGGAAGCAGAAGACGGCCGACCGTATGCCGTTCGGCAGCTACAAGGGCGAAGTAATAGCGAAAGTCCCTGCCGAGTATCTACTGGCCATGTATGAGAGTGGCAAGTGTCCCGCGAATGTGCAGGAGTATGTCGAGCAGAACATGGCGGAGTTGCATCTGCGGGCCGAAAGAGATGGCAGGTGCAGGAATGCGTTGAAATCAATGTATTTATAATTTTTTTTGGATTATGAAAAAAAGCGACAAAGACTTGGCGAACGACATCCGGCAGCGGGCGAACGCGGCCAACGTGTCCATTTCGCAGTTATGCCGCGAGGCCGGCGTATCGCGCCAGTGGTATGAGGATTTGAAGCGCCGGACACCCCAACCGGTGGATTTGTACCTCAAAATCGACGAGAAGCTGAAAGAATACGAACGAGGTGAGACGGCCGACCACGTGGCAGACGTTTCCATGCAATAATCTGACGTTATGGAGATCAAGATCACACAGGAAAAGCGCGGCGAGGTCGAGCGGATCCAAAACGAGTTCCGCAGCAAGCTATCCCCCAATGAGATATTGCGCGGCACGGCGCAAGGCGTCAATAGTGCGCTGACACGCTCGATCCCGCGCATAAACAAGCGGATAAAGGAGCGATACAACATATCGCAGAAATACCTATCACGCCAGGCGGTGGTGTCGCCAAAGGCCAACAGCGGCAGCCTATACGGAGGCATCAAGATAAACGAAAGCCGACTGCCGATTATCGCATTCAAGCCCAAGCAATCGGGATCGTCTATTTCGGTGGCGATCCACAAGGGTAAAACGACCATGATCCGGCATGCCTTTGTCGCCACCATGGCCAGTGGGCACAAGGGGGTATTTTCGCGCGGTCGCTATCAGAAGCGGGTGGGCTTCGTACCCGGGCGAGAAAAGACGGCCAGCGGTAAGGTGCGTATTACGGAGCTGATGACGGCCTCGCCGTTCACGATGGGTATTTCGCCGGACGTTCGGACAGACGTGGCGGAGTTCATGGGCAATGAGGTAACAGCCCGCGTACACGGTATATTAACCAGCCGCGTGAATAAGATCGCGGCAAAAAACGGATAACGTGAGGCTTATTGAGGAGCACAGTTGGTTGATTGGGAAAGTGGCCAAGCTACATTCCAGCGCTGTGGCTATTGAACAAGGATATACCGAGGCTATTGGTATAGGGGATGTGGATAAGATTGATAAACTGTACTGGCGGTGTCATTGTGGTGGCCCTTATGAGATTAGTTTTATGTTCGTAGATGAGCAACCATTTCGCCGCCTTGGAGTCGTATTTTATTGCCTACAAGAGATCGGGAACGGTGTATTTGGTGATTGGCATTGGTTTAGTTTGGAGCAGTTAATCGTATGCGACTAAAAAATCGCAACAAAAAATAGATGGAATGAAACGAATAATACAACACGGAAACAGTAGTAAGATGGCGATATATGTACGGAAATGCCCTTGCGGATGTCAATTTGAGTATGGCGCCGCCGATGTGGATGAAACTTTTTTCGATCCAAGAAATCGCGTAACGATGTGGTATGTAGAGTGTCCCGAGTGCGGAGATAAAACCGGATTTGAGAAACCCGATCCGGTAAGGTACGAACAAGAATATTTTATAGGTTCTTCCTGGTCCCTACATCGGGGGTAGTCGGCATCGCGTTTTTTCGCCAGTCAGCAGGAAAAAATTATCATAGCAGGTAGCAAGCAGATACGAATGAAGAAAAAAGCGCCCAAAGGTTGGGTTAAAATATCTGATTTCGAAGAAACAACCGGAATAAGCGCCAAGACCATAACAGCGGCCATAAAGCGCGGATATATACCGGACAATTTCGCGGATGTCGTCGGGACGTCCGCGACTTCGCCGTATTACCTGAACCCACAACAGGCCGCCGTATGCTGGTATAAGTCGCTGAACTCGGCGCACCCCAACCAGCGCAAGGTCCGCAACGCGCTGGCGGGCTACATCAAAACCTTTGATAAAGCGGTGATCGAGCCGGAACCGACGGCCAAGGCTGTGGCAACTGCTACGATGACCTACGAGGACGCCCAATTACAGGAAAAAATCGCCAAAGCCAGGATCGCCGAGCTGGAATTACAGGAAAAAGAGGGTGCGCTGGTGTCGCGCGAGCGCATAAATGCCCAACTTTTCGCCGCCGGCAAGGAATTGCGCGACACATTGCTCGCAATCCCCGACCGAATAACGGACGTGGTTATGGCGGAAGACAATCGGGCAATCGTTCACAACACGATATACGACGCGATCGCCGATGCGTTGCAGAAGCTCGCGGATTTTCAAACAAGAATCGACCAATGACAGCCATTTTCAACGAGATAACCAAGTTTTTCCAGGGCTTACGACCGCTCGACCGGATCACGGTGTCGCAATGGGCGGACAAATACCGGTTTTTGTCGCCGGTCAGCTCTGCCGAATCGGGCCAATACCGGACGAGCCGCACCCCCTACCTGCGCGACATCATGGATTGCTTGAGCGTTCACGACTCGCACCGCAAAATTGTCTTCGTAAAGGCCGCGCAGATCGGAGGAACCGAGGGCGCCAGCAACTTCGTAGGCTATGCTATGCACATCGCGCCGGCGCCCACCATGTTCGTACAGCCGACCGACAAAATGGTCGAACGGTTGTCCAAGGGACGCATCGACCCGCTGATCGAGAATTGCCCCGAACTGAAGCAGCGCGTGGCTCCGGCCAAGAGCCGCGACAGCAACAACACGATCACGCAAAAGAATTTTCCCGGCGGTCTGCTGCTGATGGTCGGCGCCAACAGCGCAGCGGGGTTACGGTCTGTCCCTATCCGGAATTTGATTTTGGACGAGGTGGACGCTTACCCGCAGGACTTGGACGGCGAGGGATCGCCGATCGACTTGGCGATCGCCCGTACTCGAACCTTTCCAAACCATAAAATTTTCATGTTGAGTACGCCCACCATCGAGGGACTTTCGGCAATCGAACGGGAATTTTTGGAAACCGATCAAAACTACTATCATGTCCCGTGCCCGCACTGCGGCGTTATGCAGCCGCTGGTATTCGCAAATCTCAAGTGGGAGGAGGGCAAGCCCCAAACAGCAAAATACAAGTGCAACCATTGCGGCGAATTGATCGCCGAGCGGCACAAGATCACCATGTTAGCAAACGGCCAGTG